ATTGGTATATAGGACGCATAAAACACCACACCAGTGTTGTCTACGAAAATGCTGACGAGGTTGTTGGCCGCACCGGAACCGGTGACGGTTCCGAAATTATAATGTTGTATCGTACCAGTGGAGTACGAAAACGTTATTTCAGGTAAGTTGGACATACCAGGGAGGCGTCCAATGCGCTCAGCGCCATATGAGGCAGTGAGTGACGTCCCGTATTGACCAGAGTATTGAGCTATGGCATTACGAGACGACTTACTTTGCGGAGGTGTTGATTTACCACTAGACCTAACCCGTGGGCCAGGTTTTGGTTTAGGTTGCATTTTAGATTTAGGTTTAGATCTGGGCATGATGTCAATGAGGGTATTTAGTTAGTGGGCAATACGTTGCCGCGTCATGGAATTGGACTGACGCGGTTTGGCAATGCGTATGGCGATGTGTGGATATTTGCAAGTCGTTCGCTTACATTTGTTCTTTAAAAAGTCAACACAGTATGTGTGGGAATAGGGACATGCTGTGCGCGTACATTTGTGCTTTCGATAATGGTCCATACACACTGAGGGTTTATTAATTGTGGGCGTAACAGTGGTATTTATCGGCGGCAAATCAGCTAGCAGGGCCACAGGGGTGACGGCTGGCGTTATTTTAACAGTAGGTTGTATAATTTGATCATCACAAACTGCCAGCCTCGTGCTGGATACTGCGATGTCAATGGATATTATTGTTGGGAGGGAGAGAAGTTCCTCAAGCCTGGTTGCTTTGGCACATGCTGTAACGAAGTGTGTGACATCGGCGTTAGGTAACACTCGATCCACAAAAGCTGCTTCGTCAACAACCTTAGAATTAGGCCAATTGGTTGCTTCGTCAAAATGTGACCACCATCCAGATAACACTTGGACAGGTCTAACTTTTTCAAAAACAACACCGCAACGTTGGGCTGCGACAAGAAGGTCAAATATGAGTGGTGTATATCGATCACTAAGATACAAGCCATACAATTTTTGGACCAATTTGTCTACGGGCGGAACATTCAAATTAGGTGTTAGATGTATTTTGGACAACATCCTGGGCAAATCACACGTAGTTGATAAGTCACCAAACCAGACATACTCTGAGTAGTATCTGGACAGATAATTAACTCCGTAAAAACCACGAAGGATAACTTCTATTTCGAGCTCTTGTCCTAGCATTCCAGCGGCTCTAATGAAGTATCTTTCACCGGCGTTGACATTGCTGATGCCAACGGCGATGGCGTCATCACCTCCAAACTGACCTAAGGCATGATACGATTCATGTACATCAAGTCCGGCAAGTCTACGACCAAGGTAATCGTTGAACTTAGTTGTGAAGGTGTTGAACACGGCGGTTTCACCCGACCCGCTACCACGGATCAGGTTCATAAGATATTTGATTGCATGTTTTGTTACTGCGGTTCGTCCGTATTGTTTCTTATGCAATGCTTGCACTTCCAGGAGAAATTCATCACTAAAGAAGGCTTTAAATATCTTATCTTCCAATATCCTGGACGGCTCACAAATGTGGCCATCCATTCTACTGTAATCTCCTAAAACGACGTTTTCGGCGTCTTTGCAGATCT